TCCTACAAGACCTGATTTTCCGAGTGCAGAAAGTCCGCTTCCGGAAGTTCCGCCGCTTCCTCTGTTGCCCCTTCTTCCTTCGCTTTTTGCAAGGTCATCAAGGTCCTTTTGAGTGTTTTTTGCAGCTTTTGAAACCGCATTAAGATTATCTTTTATCCGGTCATAGTTTTCCTGAGCTTTTCTCACGCCTTCAAGTTTTGCTGCATCATTTGTTTTTTTAAACTCTCTTTGAGCATCCTGCAGTTCTTTTTTTGCAGCTGCTAAATCAACCTTTAAATTCACTTTGGTTTTATTGAACCGGTCAAGCTCCTTTGAAAGCTCCTGTACATCCTTACGAAAAGCAGTCTGTGAATTTTTAATTTTCAAAAGTACTCCCGAATAATTGTCCTGGGCAGAAATCGCAATACTAACGTCAGGCATTACTACTCACCTCTTTTCAAGTCAAAATCATAAGCCATAAATCCATGCGCAATCACCTTTGCGCCGGGTGACATTTTGTAAAAATCATCCGGCATTACATGGTGACTTTTAAACAGATAAAACATCAATTGCCATTCTCCGTTTGACTCGACTTTTTTTTAATCTCCTCAATCGTCATTCCGTTGTAGCCTGACATTTTAGAGATTGCAAGATACACATCATCTATTTCTCCCGGTGTAAACATAGCAGTCAGAAGCTCCTGCTTTGTTTCAGCCTTAAATTTAGCTTTAAGCGGTGCAATATCGGTAACAATTCCGTCAGAGACAACAGCAAGCTTAAGCTCGTCAAAATCCTCATTCATTTCCTTAAGCTCCGAAAGTCTTGAAAAAGAAATAGGCTTAAGCTCCAGTATGACGTCCATACCTGCAAGTTCAGAAAGACGTTTCACCTTAAATTCCTTGTTTTCGATTTTAAACTTATCTCTGTCAAGCTCTAAAAGAGCCTTAATACATTCATCCATTTTTTCTACCTCCGTTAAAAGCTGTCTTTAACATCGAAATCCGTAAATGTAAACGGAATTTCCTCCTGGGAAATCTTGCCCGTTTCCCAATCAGCAATAACACTCTCGTCAAACGATACGCCAAGAATAAATACTCTCTCTGTCTTGCCTTTTTTATTTTTCCTCTTTGAAATAATGGTAAATCTCACATCTTCACCATTCTTTATTCTTTGGGCCACCTCGAGCATTCTTGAACTTGTCTTATACATTTTGAGAGAACCTGAGCCTGAAACACTCACTACATGATTATCCTCTACGTAAGTTCCGGGAATTTGAATTTTTTCTTTGTTGTACTTCTGTTTTGCCTGAACACCATAAACTTCGGCCATCTTTTCATCGTCAAGCCACATTCCGGCATCGTTGCCGTTTAACACGTCTTTAACAGTAAATTTTTCCATAAAATCACCTCACTTCGTTTAAATCTCAACTACAATGCTGATGTCTTCCATAGCGTCAACGAATTTAACTCTGAGCTTCAAAAAAACTTTATCGTCTGTATTATATTCCTTAATCTCATCGTCTTCCATATCTTCAACACTTACACCTTTTTCTTTAAGATACGTCTTCTGAGCTTCGATGTCAATGTCAACGCTAAAATCATCGTCTATAATATCCTCATCCGCAAGTCCTCTCAGATACTCTCCTATCATCGCCATAACTACGCATTTGTTATCGTATGTATTCGGCATTTTGCCTATATAGTTATCATTCAAAATATCCTTAATGTCTCCTGACATCATATGCATTGCAGAAGCAATCTTGATTTTTTTCATGCCTTCTGTCTGATGTTCTTCAAGAGTTTGTAAAGTATTGACACCTTTGCTCACTCTGTATTTTCCTTTGTCGTAAAAAATAGCAATCACACCGGAATCGACATACGAGTCAAGTTCTTCCTTTGTTGCATCGGTATATCCTGTAATAAGAGTACTGTCAATTATTGAGTTAGTTATAGACTGAGTTATTGGCGTACCTGCAAGCATGCCTGTTATAAGCGCTTTCATACCGCCGTTTGTACATCCACTCACTTCCGCATTGTCGCAAGTCATAATTGAATACATATCATCTCCTTCTATTCTTCCTACGCTGAACATGCTTTTATGTTCATTTACATAAGTCGAGCATTCGGATTCGATCTCAAACACATCCACATCTTGACCCGCTTCAACAAACGCTGTAAAGTAACTCACGCCATTTTCTTCAAGCTTTCTGAGAGCCATATGAAGCGCTAAAGCACCTGCGCCATTGTCATAGGTGGTAAACTCAAGAACAACCGCTTTTGGCTTTGTCACATTTCCAACAAACAGAAGTCTTATAAGTTCCACCACCTCCGTATCAGTTACAATTTTTTCGTTTTCGTTCCACTTTTTAAAATCGTCAAAAGTGCTGAAACTTTGCGTTTTACTTTCAGTAATGCCACTTACAATTACAACAGCTCCGGCGATATCGTTCGAGGATCTTTTTATAAAATTCTCAGCAGCTTTTCTGAAAGCCACTGATACTGCTTGTATTCCCATCTTTTTTCTCCTTTCATATACAAAATCACATTCTCAAATTAATCTCATTCATCATTTCCGCATTTTCATTTTCAACATTTCCTGGCTGTACATCGTCCATAAATTCAATCTTTATGTCAGCTATGGCAGTTCTGTCCGCATATCCTGCCGGCATAAAATCCATATCAAATTCCATACCGCAAACAGTTATCTTACCACCTGAAAAAGCTTCCCGGAATCTGTCCAGCACGTCATAGATACCCATTCTGTCAGGTCTTGAATGTTCGTTTCTTTCGGCAAAGTAGATTACTTCAAGACGAGCCTCACCCGAAACAATCGTGCTTGTCAGATGCTCCATTTTTTTAAATTCACGGAATCCCACAAACACAGCAGGACGTTCAAATTCCTGCGGTAAAAAATCCTTATAGTACAGTGCATCAGGAAGCTCATCAAATAAAACTCCCTGTACTGCATCAACAAAATCTTCTGTTTTAATCAACTCAATCACCTCAATTAAGCTTTTCAACAATCTCTTTTTTTAAAGCTTCCACTTCGGCATTAAGAATTTTCCCTGCATTTCCTCTTGAAGCTTCATAAAATCCAAACGCCCTGGCAGCAAGAACCTTCTGACTTCCTTTTTTAGCCTTTAATCTTTTTCTGAATTGATGTCCATTTTCAAGATAATTAGTAATTGCGCCCGGTGAATCAGCACCGGTACCGGAAGCAATCGGACGAACTGCAGCATAGCCGCCTCCGCTACCTATATGCTTAATCTGCCATGCACGCACGTGTCCATGTGAATCATTTACGCCCGAAGCAACAATATTGCTTCTTACAAGCCTTTCAAGAGCATTACCTGCTCTTTCGTGAAATTTACGATGTATCTCTTTTTTATCTTTTAAGAGCGAATCAATATTTTTTGTAAATTCATCAAGCCCGTTTACAGTCACTCCCGACATTACAAATCACTCTCCCGGTATATCTCAAATTCGTTCCACGCATCTGTATTAGGCACTTTAGCGCCTACGGAATATTTAACACCCTCAACCTCAACGCAGTCACCTGATTTTACTCCGGCATTCGGTGAAATCATAATAATAAACCTTTCAGTTTTTTCACTATGGCTTTCCTCGTCAGTAATGCCTATGTATTTTTGAAGCAAAAATCCCGATATGGTTTTTCTTTCTTCGACATTTCCGGTCACGACGTTTTTGTCGCTTACGGTTGTTTTTACAGACGAAACTATAATACTTTTCTTATCCACTCTGCCTGCAGTAAGCTTTATAAAGTTGCTGTCTATGTCATTTGTTCCTGATACGACATACCAATTTCCATCATAGATAAAAGGCGTATTCCGTCCGAGCTTAGAAAGCTTATAAGCCACAAGCTCCAAAGTACTCCGGCTTCCTACTCCGGAGGATGAAAATACACACCTGCGGTCGAGCGTCTTAATCTTTACCCATGCCGTAAAAAGCGGAATAAACACACCGTTTTCATCTGCTACACATACCTGTATAGGATTGTTTAAATCACCCGGTGTCATTTTGTCATCCCTCCTGTTCAAGCCTTAACTGCATAAGTAAGTTACTTATGCTCAGACTGTAATTAGTTCCTTTTCCCTCAAGGCTTCTGTTTGTGTACAAATCCGACAAATGCATAAGCATTAAGGTTTTTGAGCGAGGGTCTTCGAGGTCTGCCCGCTCTCCGACCGCCGCACGTAAAAACCCTTCCGATGCCGCTAAAAGCATTTCAATCACTCTGTCGTCATCATCGAAATTTACACGCAAAAACCTTTTCGCTTCTGCTAAATCAATCATTTATTATTCTTCCACACCCGGCAGACCTGTTATATCAATCAATCCGTAACCGTAAGCATCCTTATCAGCCTGAATTGCATCGAAATCTTCAATCACTCTGAGTGCAGTCTGATTTTTGTTAAATAACGCAGCATCAGATGCAGCCATATGCAGATGTTCACTTTCGATAAGGTATGCACCATCCTTTAAGCTGCCGTAGAATATCGGAGCCTTTCCGTCTACATTGGCAAGGTGTGTGTTCGGGAACACTTTCACCACTGCACCGTTAAATCTCATCACAGCCGGATTTGCATGATCAGGTACAAGCAAGCTTCTGCCATCTCCGTCTTTTTGAGTTGCAAGCCAAGCCATACCATGTTGATTTGTTGCAATCACGTTTCCTTCAATTCCTGTATCAATATCAACAGTCATTCTTACTCTGAGTTCGTCAGCACTGTCAATGATTACTGCAGTCTTATTCTTTGCGAATATTTCAAAAACCTTTTTGTTTTCTGTGAAGATGGCTTTTTTTACAAACCATTGATTAATGTAAGCTAAAAGCTGTGCTTTTTCATTGCCGATAAGTCTGTTTGAGATGCCGATTACCTTACCATACTGCTGACACGCAAACGGTACCTGCTTCACTTTCGGATCACCTGTTGAAGAAATATCGCTTCCGTCGTCAAAGTTTTCAAGGCCTGAAATTCCGCCTTCTTCAAAGTTAAATGTACCCTTGATGGAATTTGTCGGAATTACAGTTATAAAATCTCTTACTGAAGGATAGCTTCTTCTGAGTTCAATAATCTCCGCATGAACGTCTTCCGGTATAAGATAATCCTCACCGTTTGAGCCGCCTGTTACAAGTGCATTTTCAGCAGCTGTAAGAGCCTCACGTCTTGCCACCTTGCACATTACAGAAAATCCGTCTGCTTTGTTCTGTGGCTTCGGATCGTCAGGCACATTGTTTTTTTCGAGCTCATAAAGTTCCTTTTCAGTTTCATACTGTGCCTTTAAGTTTGAAACTTCATCAAGTGCCGCTCTGGCTCCTGTGATGTCACCCTTATTCTGAAATTCTCTCGCTTCTTTTGTCTTTGCATTGATTTGATTAAGCAAATCTTTCATTTTCTTGTTCATTTAAAAATTCCTCACTTTCAATTAATTTGTTTAAAATATCTGCATCGTCTTTGTTTTGAATTTCGGTTTTTTTCAAAA